TTTGAAGCGTTGACAGTTGGGTGCAGATGTGCTATACTATAGACAGTAAAAGAAACACCACTTCAAATAAGGAGACAGAGTTATGAAGAAAACCATTAAAACCGAAGAGCTGTTGAGTGCCATTCAGAAAATCAAGGAGCAGGCAAAAGGGCAGTATGAGAACGCAGAGAGTGAGCAGATGAAGAACCACGGTTATGGTATGGAAGACGCAATGACCGTTTTGGAAGTTCTGTTGAAACTGTAAGAGAAAGGAGACAGCAAGGCATGATAAAGCTCACCAACAAGATGAGGGATTGTCTCACAATTTTCGGGCGGTATGAAGCGGCCCGATGGACTTATGAGTATGACCCCGATACCTGTACCGTTACCCGCTACAGGAAGAACGACACAACACCGGTCGAGACTTTGTACATCGACCTTATGAAGAAAGGAGTCAAGGCATGATTCAATACATCAAGCCCACTTGCTGGGCATGGATTCTGGCAGACCTCAAGAGGAAGGAAGGGACGAAGGAACGGTGCATCTGGGGCGGCTACCGCTACTATATTCACAGGGTGTATGAATGCACTGCAATCAGGCGTTGCCCTCAGTCCCAAGAGCCTACCTTTGAAGCAGACGAACTTGTGGCCTATTTTGGAAAGGATGAATTTTGATGCTGTTGTTCTTGTATGAATACTCTTGGACAGACGCCGATAAAGCCGCGAGCACGATTCCGACAGACAGCCACGGCGGGAAGGTCGGCGTGAGGATGCTGGGCAAGGTTATGAAGGTTGACAACGCGGAGAAGGTCGCCCGGATGTATGACAGTCTGGTTCGCCACCGTTGCGCCCCGTCTGTGCATCATTGTAAGGCGGGTATCCGCTTGAACTACTTTGAGAGCTTAGAGAGGTGAGAGCATGAGGACATGGAAGAGCTACCGTTATAACCTCAAAGCAGAGGATGAAGACAAGATAGCAAAGTTGCACCGGCATTTTTGCGAAATCAATGAAATTATCACTATGGTTTTCTATTGGGTGTTTGGTTTCGTGGCTTTGGTTTTCCTTATCTGGATAACACGTAATGATTTGTGGGGGGTCATTCTATGAAGAAAGCATTGACCGATACGGGGCTTATCAAGAAAGCCGATGAAGCAGGCGCAAGAAAGGGCAAGAGCAGTGGCAAGAAGGGCGGCAAAGCCGCCCCTTCTTCCGTATCTGCACCCAAGGCGCGGAAGACGAAGAGCAAGCCGAAGAAGACGGCAGAGCCGAAGAAACCGCGCAAGCAGGGCGGCAAGGGTCGCCCATTTCAGGCGCACAGCTGGCCCACATACGCACCCGGCAACAAAGCCCCGCGCAGTTACTCCGAAGAAGAGTTGAAGGGCATTGTGAAGAAAGCCGCCAAGGCGGCAAATACTCGCTTGCGCACCCTTGAGAAGAAAGGACTTGCAGACAAAGCCCCCGCTTATAAGTCTATTTCGGGGATGTTGAAAATGGAGCGTCCCCGCTTCAAAGAATCCACGGCGAAGATGTCCAAAGAAGAGCTTACCAAAGAATTTCTCAAGCTCCGGGACTTTATAGGAATGAAAACGTCAACCATGACCGGATATAAAGAATGGAATGAAAATAAGGTACAGGCCGCGCGGGATATGGGATTTACAGGAACACCCGATGAGCTTGCGTATTTGTTCAATCGGTATATGACGGACAAATATGAAGCGTTGTTTGGGTCAGATATTATTTATCAGTCGATAGTTTCAAACAACATTGACAAGCTGGGATTAGAACAAATCGGCAAGGAATATCAAGCAAATATTGAAAAAGATATTTCACAGGGAGAACGGCTGTTGCAACTGTACAGAGCACGACAGGGGAGAAAGTAATGCGGTTCAGTCAAGATATTAACGTGTGCGAGAGCGGGGCAGAATTTTTTGAAAGCTTGCCGTCAGCTCCTATTGTTGCCGGAAACGGCAAGAAAGGAGTGGTCATAGACTACACTTGCACGTTTGATATTGAGACGACGAACAGCGACGCAGACGGATTTGCATACAGTTTCCAAACGTGTATTGATGGTGTGGTAGTCGTTCCCCGATACTTTGAGGACTGGGCAGAGATTATTGAAACGCTCTGCGATAAGTGGAGCGTGACAGAGAAGCGCAAGCTTATAATTTATGTTCATAATCTAGGGTATGAGTTCACCTATCTCATCCAGTTGTTAACGCTTCGTTGGGGTGACTGTAAGGCCCTTTACACGAAGAGCCGCCACCCTCTCACCCTTGAGTTTTCAAACGGCATTGAGTTCAGGGATTCACTCAAGCTCTTTCAGAAGTCTCTTGCAAGAGCCACAGAGGGATGCAAACACGAAAAGTTAAAGGGCGATTTGGATTATACCGTTTATCGCACTCCCGATACTCCCCTTGATGATAAAGAGTTTGCCTATTGCGTCAATGATGTCTTGGGGCTGTATGAAGCAATAGAACGGATGAAGAAAGAGCGCGGCTTTAATGCCGCAAACATTCCCATTTCAAATACAGCCCTAGTGAAGCAAGAAGTTATGAAAAGTGTGGGCAAAGACAAGCGCTTCCCCATCGTAAAGAAAAAACTTGTCCTGTCGAAAGCTCAGACCTTTCTTGCATATAAGGCAATGGCAGGCGGCGACACACACGGGGCGCGGTGGAAAGCTGGGTACACGTTCACCAACTGCAATTCCTACGACTTCAAGAGCGCCCACCCGTCGCAACAGCTGTTGCGGAAGTTCCCGATGGGTGAGCCGTTCGACCTTCCCGACAATGTAGAAATAGGCTTTGCCGATTCACTTATAGAAGACGGTTTCGGCTGGGTGGGTCTGCTCCGGTTTGAGAATCTGAGTGTGAAGGATGAATGCCCAGACCCATGCATAAGCGTCAGCAAGTTTCACAGGGCGTCGAAGTTCACGGACGACGACACGGACAACGGGCGTATTTTACGGGTGGAGTGGTGTGAAGTCTATTGCGATTCAAACGACTGGCAGAGAATCAAAGAAGGATATGACTTTGACTCTGTAGTAGTTATGAAAGGGTTTGCTTTTCGCTTGGCTTATCTGCCTGTTTCATTCCGCAAAGCGATTTTCGAGAAGTTCAGAATCAAGGAAACTATGAAGGGAAGCCCCGATTATATGTTTTCCAAAATCTGCGTGAACACGATTTATGGAGCTACCGCACAGAAACAAATACGGGATGAATATACCGCCGAAATTAAAGACGCTATAGAATGGGAAAAAACCAGATGGGAAGACAACCTTGACAACATGGATGATAAAGCGGTTAAAGAAGCACAAATAGGCAAATCCCGGAACGGCCTTGGTACAAACAAGAATTTTCCTTTCCTCTGGGGTCTGTGGACAGCCAGTTCAACCCGCCTTGAACTGTGGCGGCTGTTGAAGATTGTTGGCTGGGATAAGGTCATATACTGGGACACGGATTCTTGCAAATTTGAGGGCGAGAAAGTCCCGGCAGTTGATGAGTACAATGAAGAAATCAAGCGGCTGTGCATCGCCCGAAAGTGCGTTGTGCAGAAGGACAACGGCAAGTGTGTTTATATCGGGGTAGCCGAAGACGAACACCCCCAGGCCGATTATGGCTATCAGGAGTTTCGTTTTCTCCATGCCAAGTGTTACGCCGCGCGTAACTGTGACGGCGTTCTAGAAAGCACCATTGCAGGCGTCGGCAAAAAAGAAGGTGTTGCCGCCCTCAAAGATGATATTGACAACTTGAATGATTTTCTTGTAATTGCGGATACTGGGGCGCAGTTACTCACATATCACGACGCCCCCGCCCACGTCCGCACCGATTTTGCAAAGCCCACCATGTCGGCGTCGTGGATAGTCATGAGTACAAAGAGTTACGCAATAGGCGGAGCAACACCCGAAGACATTGACATTGACATAGAAAGGTTGGGATAAAGAAAGGTTGGGATAAAGAAAAGCCCCCGCCGAAGCGGGGGCTTTGTTATTGTGTTCAGGCGGTCGGTTCGTCAGCGGCAGGAACGTCACCTGCAGTCGAGTACTTGTCTGCATTGTTCTGGTACACAATGACATAGAAAGGAGAATCCGGGACGAAGTCGGAACCCAGTCGGGCAAGAACTCCGAATGCATTGTTGAGGTTGCCGGTAGTTACCCAGTTGGGCACGGTGACTTCTGTGCCGTCTGCCTTGTACAGATGAAGTTTGCCCTTCGTGGTATCGACATTCACACCCGGCCGGTCTTTGTAAGAAAAGACAGGATAGGGGAACAGGCCGTACATACTCCACACGTTCGGCGCGTCTGCCGTATGAGTAGGAACGCCCAGAGCAACGGAACTAACCGCGTTATCATAAGCACCAGTTTTAAGGGGAATGCGAGTGGCGTCCTGCTTATCAACATACGCCTTGGTGGCGTAGCCGTCAAGGCTGGGAATGTCGCTCTTGTTTGCCTTGGTCGTGTTCAGGTTGGCGATAGCGTCGTCCTGTGTTTTCTGGCTGGCCTCGAACGTCGTCTTGGTGACGTGGGTATTGCTGGCAGTTTCCAGAGCGTGGATTCTGTTATCCTGTACCGTGTCTTTGGCGTCGATACGCGCAATGGTTTTTGCGTATTCCTTCGGGTCGATAAGTTCAAGGTGTTCCACCTTATCATCGACGGCGGCAATGGCAGTATCCTGAGCGGTGTTCTTTGCCTTGATGTCGGCGATGTCCTGCTTGTTGGTGTTGTTGTCCGTCTCAAGGGCAGTAATGCGGCGCTCATGGTCGGACAGCTCATCAGAGTGCCGGGCCAGCTCCTGCGCGTTTGCCGCGATAAGCTTACCATTTGCCAGCTCTGCCGCCTTGGCGCGGTCAGTCTCAGTTTTCAGGGCGGCGTTGGTGGCGTCGGTCTTGGTGTCGAGAGCGTCAAGCCGTCCTTCGGCGGCAGTAGCGCGATTCTCGAGAGCGTCAAGCCGCCCGTCCTGCTCCACGTCCTTTTGCTGGATGTGGGCGATAGCGTCCGCGTTCTGGGCAATTTTGGCCTCATCTTCGGTAAGGTCTGCCCGGAGTCCGTCGGTCACAGAGGTGAGCCGTTCGATAGCCGTATGGTTATCAGTGGTCTCCTTATGCAGAACGGTCAGCTGTGCGGCGTGGTCTTTGAGCTGTTCCGCGTGCTTCGCCAGCTCCTTGGAATTGACAGCGATGCTTGCGGCGTTGTCCTGAATGTTCGTGGTGTTCCGGGCGATGTCCTGCGTGTTCTGGGTGATAGTTGCGGCCTGTGCATCGTTCACGGTTTCGATGGCATCAAGGCGTGCATCCTGCTCCCGGTCTTTCGCCTGAATGGCAGAGATGTCAGTATCATTAGAAGTGATTTGGCGCTGAAGGTCAGCGTCCTTCGCTTCGAGTGCGGCGATGTCCTTCACGGTCTGAGCCTGACCGGCCTGAAGGTCAGAGATAGCCGCGTCGGCGTTGTCCACGCGCTCTGCGAGAGCATCCACCCGGGCGACAGTGGACGCGACAGAGTTCTTCATCTCTGCGTTATCCTTTTCAAACTGGGTGATTTTATCCCGGAACTCCTTGTTATCAGATGCAAACCCCGTCACCTGCTGGGACAGGTCTTTCACCTGATTTTTGTACTCTTCGACCTGTGCATTATATGCACCGGTGAGCGCCCAGTACCGCGTATTCTTGATGTCAATGCCGGGCGGCACAGGACACTTGGAAGTGTAGGACTCGCCCTTATAGGTGACGATAGTCAGGGACTCGTATCCCCGTTCCGTGTCCCACTCGATGGGGTCAGCGAACTTCGGGACGTAACGCGCCCCGACGTACTGGGACGGCCCACAGCCCGGGGGCGGGGGCGGCGTCGGACGCGGCGGGCGCGGGGGACAACAGGGGTCAGGATGGCAGGGGTGGCACTCGCCACCGGGCGCGTAGGGCGCGGGGTCGATGGGAAACGGACGGCAATTCTTATCATGTGCCATATTGAAAAGCTCCTTCCTTAGTAATACTTGATGATGAGGTGGCCGTACTCCGGCTCAGTGATGTCCGCACCGGTATCGAAGGTGAGCCACTTCCAGTTAGCAGGGACATAGGCGCAGAACCGCCCGGAGTCGGTCAGCCCAAACCACACGAAATGCACCATTTCATTCACCATTGCGGGAAGGTTTTTGTCTGCCCACTCGATGAACCGCCCGTCTTCAAAGTCCCCGCTGTTGAGACGGTCGTTAATACAGTGCTGTGCATCGGTCAGGGCTTTCGTGGCCTGATTCAGGGCGGCAATGTTGCCGCTGTTCGAGTCCAGCCCTTTCGAGAGCTGTTCAACGAACGCCTGCAAGCTCTGAATCTGGCCCACCATCCACCTTAAATCATACTGAAAGGGGTCGCCCGGGGTGGCGAACGGGGGGTACATATTGCAGTTCATTACTTCTCCTTTCTGCCGATGAGGCTTTCAAGATAGTTGTCGGCGGCAATAGCCTCTTTGGTGAAACTGTTGTTCTTCCACCATGCCCAGATAGCCGCGCCCACGGTGAGGCCGGTGGAAATGAGTCTTTCTAGCTCTTCGGATTCAACCGGAATCGGGCTGTGTCCCGTTGCACTGAGAATCTGATTGAGCAGAGCCAGCATCAGAACGGCGGTTCGCGTCAGAGTCTCGACCTTAATATTGTTCATTCTTTCACCCCCTTTCTGAGATACTGAACTTCACGTTCAAGGTCTTCTATTCTGTGGTTTGCAACTTTAAGTTGCTCTTCCAGCACAGGAACTCTCGAAATCAGGGTATTGTGTTCCCTAACTTCCCGTGTAAGTTCGTCCAGTTTGGTATCGGTGACGGCCTGCGATTTACCGTTGGCAATAAGCACACCCGTCAAGGTGATAATTCCTGTTATTACGGCGGCTATCACTTCATTCATATTCTAGCACCCCCGTCAATAACAGTCAAGGCAGAAAGCACGGTGGAAGTCGTCAGCGATTTTAACGTAAATGTCGAACAGAACAACGGCCCTTTCTGCTTCAATCATCTGTTGGGTAGTCGTGACGCCGATGTTGCCCGACTTGCTGTATTCATGAGTCACGGTGACGGTGGTGTTCTCTTTCCCCGTCTCAAGAGATACGGCGTGTTCGTTGTGCTTGTTGTCCTTTAAAGACTCATCCCGGGTGCGGTCGTCATACTGGTTTTTCTTGACGCTCCCGCCCTTAGTAGTTCCCTTGTCGGCGTGTTGGTCTTTCGAGATGCTTTCAGCACGGGTATCGTCAACTGTGCCGTCAGACGCCGCCGAATGGGTATCACCGTGGGTATCAGATGTGGACAAATCACGGGTTGTTTCAAAAGCATGGTTTTCGGTGTTCTGGGTCGTGTCCTGGTCAGTGGTCACGCCCTGCGTGAAGTCGGTGTTCTGGGTCGTGTCTTCGTGCTCTGTCCAGTTGGTTTTTCGGGTTTCATCCGAATGGCCCTTTTCATCGGTGACGGTGTGGCTGGTGTTGTCGGGCTGGTATGTTGCTTCGTTTTCAGCAGACAGTTTGTTTTCGGTATCGCTGACGGTGTTTTTGGTCGTGTCGATTGTGTCCGTCATGGTTTCGTCGTGCTTTGTGTCCCGTGTCCCCACGACGCCAGTATGAGAAGTAGTATCAACCTGACTATCGAGAGTACCTTTAATATCTTCGATGAAGTCCCGGGTCTTCTCCCCCTCTGCCGTCGAAAGGTTTTTGTCGTGATAGTGTCCATCCTCTTTGTTCCACCCGTCATGCACGGTTTTGCTGTGCTGGGTGGCGTCGTCGGTTTTCCAGCCGTCGGCGGCGGTATCTTCATGGTATGCACCATCCTCAGTGTTCCACCCGCCTTTTGTGCTGTTGGCAGAAGCGGTATCAGTTGCCCCGCCGTGGCTGTGGGCGTCGCTCTGGGTGCTGGTATCCCGGTCGGTGGTCGTGGTATCAGTGCTTCGCTCTGTCATCTCAGTATTCCAAATGGGATTATACGAAAGCTGTGTTGTAGCGTACAGTTTCGCCCAGATGGGACAAAGCCGTTTCGACCACCAGTATAATTCACTCTTCATATAAAGGGGGTCAGGGTGGTACAACGGGGCGAGTCCATGCAGATGACGGATAGTCGAAATAGCTTGCATCTTATCCAGCCCCGTGGGCAACACCATGTTTGCGAAAAGGTCATGGTCGTACATTAACAGCGCTTCAAGGTTTGCGCCGCTGTCCAGCTCATTCACCAGAGTTCCGTAATAAACGGGCATTGTCTTCACTCCCCTCTGTGTCCTGCTTCGGTTCATTGATTTTGAAAGTAATGTTCAGGCCGTACATTTTGTTCACTTCATCAAGGGACTTTTCAAGGCAGATTCTCCACACTTCCCTACGGTTGAATGTTTCAGCGTCTGCGCTTTCGCTTTCGTTGACGTTCATTCGCTCCTTCTTGTCGGGCTGGACTTTGATTCCTAGTTCCCGGTAGAAGTCCATAAGAATGGTACGTCTGAACTCCATGAGTTCGGGAAGGATAAAGTTCTTCGACAAGTCACGGTCAATTTGCATGATGGGCAGTTCATAAGCCCCGCCCTCTCCGGTCTTACCGTCAAGGGGGCGTTTGAGGTCGGCGTTGAGCACAATACCCGGCTCACCGTTCGCCAGCCGCTGGAACATCATTTCAAGGCTTTTCTTCTGCCGGTCGTCTTTGGCAAATGCACCATATGCAAACCGGGCATTCAAGGCGCTCTGCCGAATGGCTACTTCTGCGTGTTGCATCTCAACGGCGTACTTTGTAATGATGTCCCAGATACCCCGATAATCCGGGGTGAGCTTGATAACGCCGCACTCAGTACCTATTTCAAGGGGGCGGTTGAACTGGAAGAACTGGGTTGAAATGGTCATTGCGCGGGGCTGATACTGTAAGCCGTACCCCGAAGGATACCCGGGCTGTACCACCATGCCATACTTCTTCGTATTGAACACTACGGCATAGCCCATTCGGAACAGCTGGTACATGAATGCATCATAGTCCCAGCCGATTTGCCCGGGTGCGGCTTCGGGCAAGCCGCTGAACTCGATGATGGAGCGGCATCTCTGGAAGAAGGAGCGCTCCCAGTAATTGAGGGCGTCGTTGGAAATGCTCTTGATAAATGTTCCACATGGAACACCCCCGTCAAAGAATCCGTTATAACACTGATACATTTATAATCACCTCTTATTCAATAAATACGCCTGCGTCCATACACCGGTTGATATATGCAATTTCGTCGGGCTTTGCGCCCACGGGCTGACAGCTGAAATCACGGGTCTTGCAGTATCCTTCAACGGGAGTCGCTACCCTCATGACCGGATACCCATACAACCCCTGATAACCCGGGTCGTCAATCGGGGGATAATAAAGCAGAGTAAGCTTTGCTTTCAGCGGTAAATACACCTGAGAAGCACCTGTAAGGCTTCCCACGCTCTGCGTGATGGGCTGAATGGCCTGCGACGCGGCTTGACCGACTGCGCCGCCCACTGCTCCATCGGTGAACGCTCCACCCAAAGCAGACATTCCGGCGACAGCCGCACCGGCGAAGAGTCCCCCGCCGAAGGTCATAGCCGCACCAACTGCCGTTACTGCCGCACCAAGTCCCTTCCCCGGGTCATAGTTGCTTGACCCGATACCATAGGGGCTAGAAATGTTTGTACTACCGGTGTATACAGTATAGTCTCCGGCCTGTATTTTGACCGAAACACCGCCGTCAATAAAAGAGAATGCCGTTATCACGGTCACGCTTGCCGCGTCGTTGCACTGGTCAACCGGAATACCCACAACGCCGATGAAAGGAACGTACAACTGAATCTGACAATTCATCCGTTTCCAGTCCTCCGCGGGCCACGGGATGGGAATATTGACAACGTGAACTTTATTGCTGTTCGCACTCACGACGGGGGCTGTGATACCTGTATCAAACTGCCCTAGCGTAATTAAGCCGCCACCTGTTCCCACCAAGCCCTCGTCTACCGGTATCCAGATGCAGGAGCGTATATTTTCCGTTGCGTTGCCGCCGAAAAGTAAGTTGTTCATGAACTGGGGGAGAGCTACTTCCCATTTGACCATAGCCGCCGTTTCTGCAAGCCACGTTGTGGACAACAACTTAAGCAGAGTTGCAAGCTGTGTTCTACTTAAAGCATACGCCTGTAAACCGTTTTTGCCAACTGCTGAAAGAACATAACAACCAGACGCCGAAATTGTGCCGGGACAGGTATCTACTTCACTGCTTGAAACAGTGGGCTTTCTTGCGACATTCTGCCGGGCGTCCTGTAAGCGGAATTGTGCGCCGCTTGCGTCACTGTTGAAACCGTACTCGATAAACGCTTTGGTTTTCAGAATTGTATCCCGGTATGTTGCAAGGGGGTCAATTCTCAGACTGATTTGCCAGATGTTCGCCCGAAGAGTGGTAATATCATCAATCCAGTAAAACGACTTTGTTTCTTCACACTGACAATAGTTCCATTGCGGCGAAATGTTTATGGAATTGATTGTGCAGTAGATGACGGGGTGCTCCATGCTGGTGGGTTTCTTGAAGTCACACCGCTCTTCGTCTTTCAGAACGCTATAATCGAACGCTTTCGTGGAGTTGATTTTCTTCTCCACGTTTCCGAAGTGAAAATGATAGCCGTGCTCAACGCTGGGCGCGGGGACAGCTCCATTGAATGTGCCGGGCATTTGATACACCTTCCTTTCTGAATGTTCCACATGAACAAATAAGCCCCGCCCCAGAGGGGGCGGGGCGTTCAGCTGTTACGGGCCGGGGGTCACCGGGTCGGCCATATAATAAAGGATGGCATTTTCCGTGGGGTCGAGAGTGTAGTTCATCTTCCAGTGGTGCTCAATGTTCCAATACTCGCCACGGGTGTTAAAGGGAGTCGTCCACACGTTATCCTTGAAGTAGGTCGTCGCCATAGCGCGCTTGTCGTACAGCAGACCCACCACATAGTCGAGTTTGACGGGCTGGCCCTGCTCTGCCTCTGCGGTGGTCACGTTGAACTGAGCGGGGACAACATTGATTGCGGCACGGTCGTTGATGTTCTGCCAGAATGTGACGCCCTCATAGTTGCCGAAGGACAGATAGCCCGGGCCGAAGATAGCGGGATAGACCCACGCCTTTGCATCGTTGATAAGGGGCTGGTACAGGAGAAGTTTCTGTTCACTCTTTGGAGTGTGCCGGAACAGATGCAGGGTGTTCCCCTTGTCATCGGTGCAAAGGGGCGTCAGGTGGAACAGCTCAGTGGACTCTTCCAGAAGCGCCGTGTCCGTTTCCAGACGGCTCACAAAGAAGGAAAGAAACTCCTGCAAATGGGTGGTCAGAAGTTCGTGGGTCGTGTAAGCGGTATTTCGGGCCACGTTGAAAGCCTCAGTAAGGTTAACCTTACTGCCCGGTTTGCCGGTGTTGTAGATAGCGCCCATATAGTTCATGACACACAGGCGGTTTTCCATCTCCTTCCAGCGGGCGACGTCGTTCTGAATCTCGACCGTGAGGCCCTGCATGAAAGCGGAGAACTCAGATTCAGACTGAAAAGCCGTGTTGAGCTGGTCGAGAAAACGGGTGTATGTCTGGTTCAGGGTCTTCTGGTCGCCGTACCACATTTCAAGGGGGTAGCGCTTCTTGATTTTGTACATATCAAGGCTGTTACCGTCCACCAGAGTGTCGGGGTTCTGCTGGGTGTTGACGAAGTCGGTCTGTTCGAACTCGCCTGCAAAGAAGGCGATTTTTCGCATATACAGGCCCCACTCCTGAGTGCTCACCTCAATGGAAGTAAAGCGGCCCGTGTACGCGCGGTTGTCGATGACGGTGCGGGCCACCATGTTGGAGAGGGCCTGCAATGTCCCTTCTTTGCTCCTTGCAAGACACATCTGACCGACGTTAATGAAAGACGAAGTGTCCACGGCGGTGATAGTCCGCTGGCCCGTGACGTCCTGCAAGACGGCATTGACGATGGTGTAGACGTCCTTCGGACGGAACACGTCAGCCTTTGCAAGGGTAGGCATATTGTTCTTCGATTTTGCCACGATTTACACCCCCTTCGAGAAGTCCGGCGCGGCGTCCGGTGTTGCGGGCATGATAGCCGCCCTGATGATGTCATCGACCGACACGGCGTCGGTGGTATTGTCGCTCAAACTCCCCGCCGTGGGGGTCGCCAAAGTATCCAGCCGCGCAGTGAGTGCGGCGATGCTCTGAGCCATAGCGCCCCAGTCCGGTACTGACGGGGCGTCAGGCGAACTTGCCGAAGTAGTAACATTTGTTGCAACGTCATCCGGCAAGAGGGGCGCACCCGTCAGCGGCGCGGCCTTGGGAGTCGTGGGGGCGGGTGCGGTATTGCTACCCAGAAGGGCGGCAATGTCGGCCTTCGAATAGCCCGCACGAGCCAGCATAAGAACGTCATCGAGTTTCATTTAATAAGCTCCTTTCCAACGGCTCTTGCCGTTTCTCACATCCACATGAGTGAATGTATGATAGATTCCGATACCCCCAGACGCTCCCAAGAAGCACTCCGCATACTGCGCTACCTTGGCGGGGCTGATTCCTTCAATCCAGATGTCAGCCGCCTTTCCTTCGCAATGCTGGGACTTCGGTGAAGCGTTCTTTATTGTCGCGTTGTACTCTCTCGACCTGTACCCGCTGTTAATATGCACCGGCTTGCCGGTCAGGCGTCGGATGTTTTCGAGAAGGTCAACTAACCGGGGGTCAATGATAACACTGTCGCAAGGGTCATTCTTGCTGTGAAACTCCCTCACCTTAAAATGAGGGCTGACGGCTTTGTTTCTGTCCGTCTTGTATGAGTATAAGAGCATAACCAGCCTTCCTTTCCATCATAGCGGGGGTATGATTTCTATCCAACACCCTTTAGGGCGACAATACTATAAAACGGGGGTATGCAAGATAAGAATGCAACTCCACGCCCTTCCGGGGCGCCTATCTTTTGGAGTCCCCCGCACCTTTATAATAGCACTCACTCTTCCTTCATGTCAAGATATTCTCTTATCTTGATAAGGGCCGGAACATCGGCACACCAGACTTGACCCAAAACAAACATCAAACCGAAGTATGGATGAGCCAGCCGGAAAGTGTTTCGCCCGGCCTGTGTGTCGGGGTATACTTCATGGGACTGGTGCGGGGAACTACACAAATAATAGTGTGCATCATCGTATTTGTAACAATACAAATCCCCCACTTTGAACTCAGGTTTCATGCCGCGCAAACTCATCGGATGGACTGCTTCAAGGTTGTTGTAACTGAATTTGTTTTCCATTGCCATCTGATAGAACTTTGAATCCTTGTTTTTCATCATGTGTTTCATGAACGCGGTTTGAGCGCGTTTCTCACTGACTCGCTGAGACTTCGGCATACAGAGGAAAACGCCGCTATCTGTAAGCGTCCACTCCTTCCCTGTTCTTGCCATCTTCGCAATTTCATCCACAACGCCCAACTCGACCAGCACAGGCGACGTAATGTCAAAGGCGTTCGCGAGTAGCCACATTCTCAGCGGGGGTTTGCCCTCAAGTTCTCTGTTGCCATTTATGGTGACATAGGCATTCAAAAGGGCGTCACCCTCTGCCTTACGTTTCACAACGATTTTCTCCGGAATGAACTCATCATACACAACATCATGAAAAGCAGAGCCATTGAAACCGCGTATATTCGCAATGCTGGGCAAGGTCATCCCTATGCCGTATTTCTTGATACAGTCTTTGGGCTTTCCGTCCTCATACTCATACTGACCGATAGTGTATGTCACTTTGCCGCTCTTCACAATGTCCACGTCAAACCCTTCATTTTTGAGAGGCAAGAAGGGGTTTAATTGTGGGTCAGATGTGATTGCGTCAAACTCTGTGGTGGTGCGACGCAGATACAGAAATGGCTTGTCGTTCGTCAACTCATACAACAACGTGCCGTAGGTTTTGCCCACTTGCCGTTTACCAATTATAATGTTACACCAAGCCCCTAACGAAGAAACGGCTGGGATATTCACCCAGCCGTCGTTTGTATAGAGGTCTAGCGTAACTTCTCTATTACGCTTTCCCATTGTCACACCTCATGCTGGGTTTTCCAGTCCACCGGGTCGCCTGCCTGTGTGGCGTGGTTAATAACGGCCTGTGCGATTCTGTCCTCATCGGCACTGTCCAGCCACACCCCGACGGCGTCCACCCAACGGTCGCTCTTGTTGCTCTTGTTCTGAGGGGGGCTGACAAACGCGCCGTTCTTGCCGTCAATGACCTTCATGTTGTACAGGGCAAGGCCGGGAAGGCTGAGGGTGAATGCAATCACCTTGTCACTAAGGAAGCGACAGCCGCTGACGGTCGCCCCCTTGATGTTCAGCTTGGGACGGTCGTCATACTCAGGGGCGGCAACGGTCGAACGATTCTTGTTGAAAGTAGCCATAACATAGTCTCCTTATTAAAGTTTCTGGGCGGCGTGAATCACGTCCAGCTTGTCGATGATGGTATACAGCAGTTCGTTTGTCTTGCCCTGCGCGGTGAGCATCTTCGTCAGAAGGTCAACGATAGCGGCAAGTTTGTTGTTGATGTCCTGCATGGTTCTGTACCCCCTTCAACCGAAAATCCAACGACTGAGGAACTGCTTGCCGACGGGGTCAGCGTTTGCCGGGTACAGTGCAGAGGGCTTGAGATGGTCGTTGTAGACCGTCGCAATAAGATGGTTCTGAGCTTTCAGCTCTGCTTCCATCTGGGTCATGGTCTTGTTTTCATGACAGCAGGGGTTCCACGCGGGACTGTACGGAAAGCCGTGTCTTGCGCCCTCTTCGAACGCCGTAATTGGAACGGGGTCAAAGCGGCCCACACCAGACACGATGTTCGAAAGGTTTTCGCTCTTGTCGTACACCAGCCCATAGATGTTCTGGGCGGCGTCCTCATAGAACAGAACATAGGACACGTTTGCCGGGACACAGCATCCGGCTGTGCAAGTATCAGGCATTGGCTACCTCTTCTTTCTGGGCGGCGTCCGACTCTTCGTCGTCCGGTTTCTCGCCCGTCTCTTCGAGCTGGCTGTGCAGGTCGTTCCATGCGAAGTCTGCAGGGACGGCGGCGCACATCTCAGAAAGGATGTTCGGATAGGTCACATCGAGAGCGTCCATCTCAAAGACTTTCGTTCCGGCCTTGCTGGCTACGACTTTGTAGCCGTCCAGTTTGGCGCACTCCGTACAGGTGCGGGTATTGTGCGCTTCGATAAAGAGAATGTCATACACCTTCTTAGCCTTAACAGCGGTGAGCAGAACGTACTTGATAGAACATTTCATGAGGTCTTATCTCCTTTTGTAGTATTGGGTGGATGTTCGGTATTTGAAACGCTGTTGTGTTTCATGGTTTTATTATACTCTACTCAAGGCCGTTTGACAACAGTTTTGACCGGCTTATTT